GCTTAGAATATTTCATTATCATACGTTAAATTTTTAACGATCTAGTATTGTTTATTATTATTCGCGTGATCCATATCTGTGTTTATCTACACATGAATCATTGGTAACGCATAAATTTTTATTTAAATAGTTATTAGTCCTTGATGAATGTTTATTCCCTCTAAGCGATCGGTGGTACCACCTTAGTATTTTTCGAGGATACTAGGTGCACATGCAGCGGATGTTGATGGTAAGTTGAAAATACTATAGCCTGTGTAGGTATATGGTCTTTTGTTACTTATAACTTCTCCGTAAGTTGGTATCGTGAATTGTTCTTTATGCAAATGATTCTTATAACCCTTTATATTGAATTTATGATCTTTACTCTCTCCAAAGAGTGTAGGGTAATTATATTTTTTAATCCATTGTGTTGCAAGGTCATTCGCTAATGATTCCTTGTTGACAAAGACATATTGATAGGCTTTTTTAAGGTCTGTCAATTTGTCGTCAATATTATATTCACAACCACCCACCTGATATGGTGATGGTTTATGGATGAATTTCGTTTGCTTTTTTGTTTGTTGACTGGTTGATAATTTCATACCTAGTTCACGATAAAAGTGTAATCGAGATTTTTCTGTCATTCCGTTGTTATTTTCGTTCAATTCACGGAAGTAATCATTTATATCTTTATAGAGCTTGAAAACCTTTCCGTTTATAAAACGAAGTTTTTCATAAGTTCCTGTATTGTATAAAAATGGTCTACTGTTTATTGTAAAGTAATTTTTGTGTATGAAATTCTTCCCGGGGCTTGGTCTAAAACCAACCTTCTGGATAATTTCACGCCATTTATTATGGAACTCTAAAGTTGACTTGAAGAGAATATCATCACCGTTTATTAGTGGTTTCGTTGATTCTTCTTCAACTAGCTCTTGTGTATATTCGTAAATCCATTTATTAATAAGACATAAGACTGGAAAGGAGATAAGACTCCCCATTAATTGCCCATTATTTTGGTTAATTAAATGTTCACCATTTGAATCAAGTATTGTAAAATTATCAAAACTTGAATTTAAAAATGGACAATTAATACCTGAAATTGTTGCAAGTACAACGTCACGATGTATTGTGTCTGTTGCTGCTGAATAGTCACCTGATGTAAAAAGAAGGTGATTGGGCCAGTTCATGGAATTTACTGCTGATAAAATATCAGTACTATTAGTCAGTTTAAATGTTGGATCTTTGTCTATATATGCCTTAATTGCTTTCTGATATTCTTTTAGAATTTGATGATGTGATGGCATTGCTGTTAAATTTCTGACTTTAAGTGGTTCTTGGACCTGTATGTGACGTACCGTG